GAGAGCATCTGCCTTACAAGCAGAGGGTCATAGGTTCGAGCCCTATAGGTCCCATTTGATGGGAAACCATCATCGACATATTTATATGTCTGCCGGTGTGGCGGAATAGGCAGACGCAAGGGACTTAAAATCCCTCGGGGGCAACCCCGTACCGGTTCAAGTCCGGTCACCGGCATTGAAAGAAGCTTGTAAATACAGGCTTCTTTTTATTTTGTGTTGCATTTCGTGTTGCATAACTCTGAAAAATGCGTGTTTGCTATCTCATTCATCGACATGGTTTTGTCATCCATTGTATGGCGATACACTTCTTTTAGGGTTCCATCGTTCCCCCATCCCCCTCGCTTCATGATATAGGCATCCGGGATCCCCAATGCATGTTGGATGGATGCGGAGTAGTGCCGGAGATCGTGGAAGCGGAACAGCTCCATTTTATTTTTCTTGAGAAGATCATGAAACTTCCTTGTGATCTGATTCGGATCCAGCGAAACGATCCTTCCCTTTTTCCCCTTTATCTTTTCGATTACAAAGTCCGGAAAATCAATATAGCGATCACCGGCGTAAGTTTTCGGCGTTTTTATGATCCATTGACGTTCCGTGTTCAAGACCATATTCTTCGTAATGTGGACCATGTTTCCGGAGATATCGTTGGATGTCAGCGCACCGATCTCCCCGCGCCGCATCGGACCGAATGCCGCAAGCAGGATCGGGATCTCCAACTCTGTCCCTTTTGCACACTCCATAAGACGCTGTATCTCCGCGTCTGTAGGCACGTAGATCTTCGGGCGTACTTTTTCCGGGAGCTTGGTGTTCAAAGCGAAATTCGGACGATACACGCCTAAAACAGCAGCGATCAGTCCATGAGCGTTACGCACTGTCTTGGGTGCGTGATTTGCGGCAAAGGCGTTGATTGCAACCTGCACCTGCTCCTGCGTCAATGTAGGAACCTTCTGATTCATTAGCTCCTGCATGTCCTTCTTCCGGGTCCGGCGGTAGTCCATAACCGTTCTGGGTGATAGCAGGGACAACCGCTCATCAGTGTAACGGTCGATCGCTTCCCCCAACGTGAGATTCTGCACACTCGTTGCATTCTCCTTCTCAGCGGCCCATTGAGCCGCCATCTGTTCCGCAATACGTTTTCCCTTCGGCCCCGGCACATCCGAGGTGAAGCTCTTGTAAATACGTTTGTCCTTCTTTTTTCCGGTCTTCGGATCAATAGATGTCTCAATGTGTGAGAATACCTGGCACCTCCATGATCCAGACGGTAATTTTTTTGCTGTTGCCATGTAAATACCTCATTAAGTGTAAAAAAATAACAGCCACCGGAATCTTTCGATTCCGCTTGCATGGCTGTCCAGAAAGTGATACACTATGTGTGTAGGTTTCAGAATATCTCTTTCTGGAGCTATAGAATCGGTTTGGTGTGCCAGCACTGAACCGATTTTTTCATTTGTAGTATGTGCAAAAATATTTTTTTATTCGCGAAAGCAAATTTATTTTTTGCTGTCTGCTGAGTCTGTTGATGAAATAACTTGACCGGAATCAGCGTTCACAAAATCAACGTGGACGTTCTCGACCGGAGTTCCGTTGAAAATATTATAAACTCCAGACATCATATATAACTGCATGACGGACATTGACTCGCTCAAGTCCGGTTCTGCGTTCTTTGTTGTGATCGTGAAGGAAGTGAAATCATCGTTCGCCGTGATGTCTGTGATGTTCGGATAATCTTTGGAGCCGATCATCTTTGCCAGTGATTCGTTGATGCTGTCCGCATACGACTTCATCATCTCCGCATGCTGGCTCTTCGTCATCTCATATGTGGCACTTCCATCATCGTTCAGAGTAGCCTTGTAGCCGTATTCAGCAGCCTTTTTATCAAGATCTTCCTGCGTGGAGCCTCCGACGAATTCGGCCGGGATATTCAGAGTAACATCAAATACACCCTTATCCACCGAAACATCTCCAACGGCTTCGAGGTTTGATTTTGTCTCGCTGGTCTCTTCGGCGGCTGTTGTCTCTGCAACGGTGGTCTCCTGCGCCGCTGTGGTTTCCGCTGCTTTGTCTGCCCCACACCCAGATAACATGAGTGTAGCTGTTAAGGCAATCATATAGATCTTCTTTCTCATAATACTTTTACACCTCTAAAATTATTTTATTTTCCATGTATGCCCGCATTTCTGGCATACACACATGGTGGAATGCTCGGTGTTGGAATACTTCTCAGTTTTTCCTTTTGCACCCTTCAAAAGCTGATAGGGCGATGTAAGCAACCAGAACATAGCTTTAAAGATCCATATCCACCATGAAACACACAGCCAGTATACCCAACCGTGCTTATGAACTCTCACAACTTCCTCCGATACAACTTGAACTTTCACATCTTCGCTTCCACATTTTGGACATATCATACTGTTTTCCTCCTTGCTCATGCATAAACTTCAAATATTTGCATATACTCATCATATCACTACAAATAATTGAAGTAAAGACAATGTTACTGTTCAATTTTGACATTTTTCGGGAAAGCGAGGTACATGAATGGATTATAAGTAGAAAATCATCGACTTGCTGGAGAAGGTGCAGACGGATCAGACGTTGGAACGGGTATACAAATTATTATTGTATCTCTATTTGAGAGAATAACAGAAGAGCCGGGGAATGAATCCTCGGCTCTTCCTTTTTCGTACTATTCTTTTTTGAGTTCATTTAAGATCTCTTCGATCTGCCGCCAGCGGCTTTCGTCCAGCCTTGCGAACTGTACAAGAATCTTCTTGGCGAATTCGTTGTCTCCCGTCATGACGGAATCCACGATAGCCTGCGCATCGCTATCGTCATCCTGGAACATTTCCCCGGTTCCGTTCACGAGCCAATCATAATTGACTTTATGGGCGGCACATATCAGCTTGATATTCTTTTCAGACAAATCTCTTTGCCCGCTCTCGATCATGGAGAGTGCAGCTTGCTTAATAGCAAGCGTTTCGGCGAAATCTTTCTGATTCATACCAAGCTTCTTTCTAAGAGCAGAAACTCTTTCATTGATTGTTCCCAAATGTATCCCTCCTTTCATTATTATGATATCACTTGTGTGATAAAAAGTCAAGAAAATGTGATAAAAACGCTTGACAAAATATAACAAGAGTGATAATATACAATCACAAGGGTGATACAAAAACCTTGAGCGCTTGCCGCAAATGAAAAAATCTGATGGGAGTGTCGTTCCCACCAGATCATCATCAAGTTTGTTTACCCTATATGCTTTGCAGATTAAAAAATCGCAACCAACGACACTGGTCGCTTCTTGAAGCACCTTGTCACTTTCGCAGTCTTGAATCTGCAACATGCCTAATCGCTGACAAAACAGCCAGAGCCGTCTTTAACCTGTTTTAACTGTCTAGGTATCAGTGCGGACGGATTAAAAGCAAAGGGAGCAGGCAAAGTCAAAAGTTTGGTCATGGGAGACCACTCCTTCCTTTTGCCATTAGGCATAACCATAATAGCACAAACAAGCGGCGAGCGCAATTATAAAGATTCAAACAGATTCAATAAATAAGAATCACGAGGAGGATGAAAATGAAAGTAAACCGAAAAAAGCTTGAACTTGTGATGGCAAGAGCCTGCATGAACACGGGGGATCTGGTAAAAAAGTCCGCCATGCCTCGACCGACAGTAAACAATGTGATTATGGGACGAGACGTGAGACCGGCAACACTGGGAAAGGTTGCCCGTGCATTGGATGTCGATGTGACAGACATCCTTGAAGTTGAAGAATAGAACGACCGAAAGGGGCGAGTATATGTCAGACGAAAAAAGAAACCTTATCAGAGATGTAACAACACAGATCGACAAGCTCCCGGAAGATAAAAAGCATTATATCCTCGGCTATATGGCTGGAGTGATCGACTGCAACACGGAAGCCTGTAAGGATCAGAAAGACAAATAAAGGGGTGAGAGCATGAAGGTTACGTATGGGAAAGAGAAGAGTGACAACATTCGCGTGCTGATCGCCAAAGTCAAGGCGCAGAAGCAGTACGACAACGAGAAGATGGCGAAGTGCTTAGGACTCAAGATCGGAACCTATTACAATCGCCTCCGCGATCCATCCACCTTCCGCTCCGGAGAGCTGTGGCGGCTGATGCAGATCGGAAAGGTCTCAGACAGCGAGAAAGCGGATTATCTGTAAGGGAGGTGGGCGGAATGACGATGTTCCTGTTGGGAGCTATGGTCGGGGCTGCTGCAACACTTGCATGGCTGTGCATATGGGCGGACCGGATCGAGAGAGAAAAACACGACAAGAAAGGTGAATAAAGATGGATGAGAGCACAAAAGATAGTCCACTGGCAAGCGAAGTGATCGCGCAGGCGAGAATGGAAACAATCAAATGGATGATCGCGTGGACAATAACGGCGGCGTTCGCGATGGGAAGCAATTTAGCGTGGATCATCGCTGCGTGTGTGAACAGATAGGGGGGATCAGATGAAATCAATGATCTTAATCATGAGCCGCCTGGAAGCCGAGAAGCGGCTCAGAGCAAAAAAACGTCAGATGATGATTCGGCAGGCGATCAAGTACCTCGCGCGGATCGCAACACTCGCATGTGGCTTCTGGGGAGTGTTCGCGATCACAGTGCCTTATTCCACGATGGGCGTGGCGGGTGTGCTGGCGGCGCTGGCGATGATACCAATGATGTATGGGATGGAGGAAATGGAATGAAGAAATATGAATTAACTGCTGAAAGCATCGTAAAGTTCGGGATAACGCTTTTCAGAATCAAAGCACTGGTCGCATTTGGAAATGTGGATGCGGGAGAACTCGGAGGATTTGTCGAGAAGGAAGAAAACTTGAGTCAGTCCGGTGACGCGTGGGTTTCCGATGATGCGAGGGTTTTCGGTGACGCGCAGGTTTTCGGTGACGCGCAGGTTTTCGATGACGCGCAGGTTTCCGGTGACGCGCAGGTTTTCGGTGACGCGCAGGTTTTCGGTGACGCGAGGGTTTCCGGTGACGCGAGGGTTTTCGGTGACGCGAGGGTTTCCGGTGACGCGCAGGTTTTCGGTGACGCGCAGGTTTTCGGTGACGCGAGGGTTTCCGGTGACGCGAGGGTTTTCGGTGACGCGAGGGTTTCCGGTGACGCGCAGGTTTCCGGTGACGCGAGGGTTTCCAGTGACGCGAGGGTGTCTAAGATGTCTCATTATTTGGTTGTTGGTCCGCTGGGTAGCCGTGACGACTTCACAACATTTTTCCGGACGAAACATCTTACTATCGGGGTGAGATGCGGATGCTTTAAAGGCGACACTGATGAATTTTTCAGGGCAGTAGAAAAGACTCATAGGAAAAATAAACATGCGCAGGCATATAAAGCGGCTATAGCATTAGCAGAAAGTCGGATTGATTTAAACGAGGAGGAAAACGATGAAGAAGAGTCTTGAAAAGAAGGCTGAGAAGCTGAGAAGAAAGAAGATCCACGAGATGTTGGATGTAGTGATGGACATCGACAGACTCACAGTAGCAGCGAGGTTCGAATTTTCTGGTGTGTCAAATGGGTGTTGGGCTTACATCTGCAAAGACCCGTATGACCCATGTCAAACAACTAAGATGCTGTATGCGTTTGAAGACTTTCGCGGGGACTATGATGAATTACTCAAAGATCTTAAAGAGGAAAGGAAGCAGTTGCAGGATGCTAGACAGGTGTGATATCTGCGGCGCATATCTGGAGGATGGCGGGCTCCTCTGTGAGAGATGCCGGGAAGATATGAACCGCCGGATCAAACATAGAAACGAAAGAAACGAGAACAGAGTGAAAGAATTGGAGGTAGCATATGAATCTGTACGAAATTAACGCCGCTCTTGAGCAGGCATACGAGGAAGCGGTGGATCCGGAAACGGGCGAGATCATCGAGAACGCCGCATATGCAGCCATTGACGGCTTGCAGATGGAACTTGAGGAGAAAACGGAGAACGTTCTTCTGTGGATCAAGAACTTACAGGCGGATGCGGAAGCACTGAAAAAGGAGAAGATGGCATTCGCCGACCGTCAGGCAAGAGTGGAAGCGAAAGCCGAAAGTCTTAAGAAGTATGTCAGTGGCGTTCTCAACGGGCAGAAGTTCCAGACGGCAAGGGTGTCAGCATCATGGCGAAAGTCAGAAGCGGTTGAGTATGTTGGCAATGTGTTTGAATTGCCGGAAGATTACATCAAGTATTCTGATCCAACTGTGGACAAGACAGCACTGAAAAAAGCATTGAAAAATGGTGAGGAGATCGAAGGCGCAAGACTTGTTACCCGTCAGAACCTCCAGATCAAGTAAGGAGTGCTTATGGCAGAGAAGAAGAACATTTTCGAGACGATCAACGCCGTGATGGAAGAGATTGGAGCGGTTGGGAAGAACAGCAGAAACGAACAGCAGAAGTACATGTACCGCGGTGTTGATGATGTTATGAATGCACTCAACCCGGCATTTATTAAGCATAAGCTTCTTATGGTGCCGGAAGTAGTCAGCCAAAAGCGTGAAGAACGTCAGACAGCGAATGGAAAAAATATTATCTATTCCGTTCTCTCCGTCAAATATACCTTTTACGCGGAAGACGGCTCATCCATTTACACGATAGTGCCGGGAGAAGGAATGGACAGCGGTGATAAGGCAAGTAATAAAGCAATGAGCTCAGCGTTCAAGTATGCGTGCTTCCAAACGTTCTGCATCCCGACCGAGGAGATGAAAGACCCGGACGCAGAGACACCACCGCCGAGTACGCCGGTATACGCGACAGATCAGATGCGGGACACTTTCCTTGCAGAGTGTAAGCGTATCGGAAAACCTGCAAAAGTGATCCTCAAAATCATTGGCGCACCGTCGCTTGCTGAGCTGACCGTAAAGCAGTTTGAAACGGCTATGATGAACTTTAAGAAGACGCCATCAGCGCCGACATCACCGCCGGCGAATGTGCCAGACAAAGCAGACGAGGGCTTGCCGCGGAATGAGCCAACGAGGTAAATCACATGGAGTGTACTGGGAAGCTTAAAGGAGTCGCGAAGGATTGGGTGACAGGAAAGTGGAATATCACCTTTGAGGTGGACGGAGACATCGTGGCCGGACTCGATCAAATGAGGGACAAGCTCCTCACTATCGTAACGAAGATCTACCGGAAGAAACGGAGCCTTGATGCAAACGGAATGTACTGGAAGCTCTTGGGTGAGCTGGCGGAGGCAACACACGTCAGCAAACCCGCCATGCACAACATGCTTCTAAGGCGTTATGGACAGCTTTTGATAATAGACGGACAATGCACAATACTTCGGATCCCGGACACAGATGTAGCCTATGACAAGGCGTTGGAGATGTCTGAGGTTCATATCCGCCCCACAAGCCAGACGATTGACTACAACGGGAAACGGGATCGCGTCTATTATCTTCTCCGAGGCTCTCACGACTATGACACCAAAGAGTTCTCTGAGCTTCTGAGCGGGCTTATAGACGAGTGTAAGCAGTGCGGCATACCAACAATAGCACCAGACGAGTTTAACCGCCTTATGGACGCATACGAGAAAGGACATCATGGCTAAGAAATTATGGAGCATTTTCACCGATGACATGAATCACTGCTACTTTACGGGATCGCCGGAAGTGGAAAGGCACCACGTCTTCGGTGCTGCGAACCGCAGCAGATCGGAAGTGTACGGATATGTGATCCCGTTGCACCCGACACTGCACCCAAATGGGGCGATGTTCAAGCGCACGAAAGAGAACTTGAAAATTGATAAGTATCTAAAACAGCGCTGCCAGAGAGATTACGAAAAGTTTCATGGCAGCAGAGCGGACTTCATAAAGGAGTTCGGGGAATCATACTTGTAAGGAAATCTTACAGGTTGGAATCAACCTCCAAATGGCACCTTTACATGTCACAGCATCTTATCGAGTGCCATTTTAATACATACCTCAAGCCCCGGCATGATCCGGGGCGGAAAGGAGGAGCAATGAAAGAGAAGGTAGACATGAATCTTGCTATGCTCATCGTGTACAATACGCTGGGCATAGGGAAAGAAAATGCGGTCAGCCGCAGGCAGATCGTGGAATCGACAGGATACCCGGACCGGTTGATAAGAGAATGCATCGAGCGGCTCAGAGAAGAAGACCCAATACTTTCCGCCACCGATGGAAGTGGCTACTACATTGCCACAGAGGACGCACAGGGAGTCACGGAAGCCGTCGAATGGGTAACAGGGCAGAACCGCAGGGCGAAGTCTATACGGAAGTCATGCAGCGGCGCACAGAAGCTTATAAGCAGAGTACAGCAGATGGAGATGGGACAATGAAATATAGTTTTACGATCCACGGGCGGCTCAAGGGACTTAATGACTACATAGATGCCTGCCGGAGAAATCCGAAAGGCGGCGGCAGATTCAAGCATAAGGAACAAGCGTGGGTTTCCCTCTGTGTGAGAAATAAGCTCAGAGGGGTCAAGATCAGACGCCCGGTCATTATCCATTATCACTGGTACGAGCCGAACCGGAGACGGGACCTTGATAACATCGCAGGGTTTGGTCACAAGGTGATTCAGGATGCGCTGGTGGAGTGTGGAGTGCTTGCCAATGATGGATGGAAAGAGGTTTGCGGATTCACGGACACCTTCTCCGTCTCTCAGAAAGAGCCTTACATTACAGTAGAGCTTGAGGAGATGATCCGATGACGAGAGACAGCATGGTTTTTTATAGCTCATTCGCTGAGGCGATCAAGCTGATGCCGAAAGAACAGCAGTTAGAGGCGCTGTGGGCGATCATTGACTATGGTCTGGATGATACGGCGCCGGATCAGAACGCGAACGCAATGGCGAAAGTCATCTTTCAGATGGCGAAACCGCAGATAGATGCCAACGTTAAGCGGAAAGCAAACGGCATGATGGGCGGCAGACCTAAAAACAATGGTTGTGAAGATGAGAAACCTATGGTTATCGAATCAGAAAACCATAGGTTAGAAACCGAAAAACCTAATGTAAATGTAAATGATAATGTAAATGATACAAAAGAAAACACTCTAACGAGTGTTAAAGAAAAGCGCTTCGCGCCACCCACCCCGGAGGATGTGAGGGAATATTGCCGGGAAAAGGGCTTGAACGTGGATGCTGATCGTTTTGTTGATTTCTACGAGTCAAAAAACTGGTATGTCGGGAAAAACAAGATGAAAGACTGGAAAGCAGCAGTGAGGAACTGGGCAAGAAGCCAGCGGCAGGAATCGACCGCCAAAGGCACTGAGAAGCCCAGAAATCGCTTTGATAACTTCCAGCAAAGAGAATATGACTATGACGCCTTGATCGCCCGGGAAATGGCAAGCAGGAGCGGCACATAGGCGGAAAGGAGCGTTATGCGAGCGAGGAACAGAGGGTATAGCGAGTATGGGATCCCGCCGGATGATGTCAGGCGCGTCCGGGATTACTGCCGGAAGATGGGGAGAGAGGACCGGTTGAGACTCTTCCAGTGCGCAATTTCTAACGCTCCGGGGCTCGAACTGCTGATTTACGAGAGCCTGACGGAGGGTGTTGGATATGATCGGCTGGATCGTAAGCGCGGGGTCCCGGCAAAATCGGATGATTTTTACGCATACCAGAGAAAAACCGTGGCAGAGTTCTACGACTGGCTGCGGCTGACAGGGAGGTGGAACGAATGAGAGCAAAGCTCTATGATGTACTGGACACAAAAACCGGCGTGATGATCGGAGAAGGGCTCCGGTGCCGGGAAGTCAGCGATCTGATTGATGTTGATCTGGACCATATTTCACAGTATGCCGGACGTGGGCAGCGTTGCAAGAGGAGATATATCATCATGCCGTGTGGCGAGGTAACGGCAGAGCATCCGCGCAAGGAGTTACTGGCAAAAGAATGGGACAAGGTCAGAATGCGGATTCTGCAGTCAAAAGAAAAGAGGTGGGGCAAATGCTTGCGTACGGAGTGAAGGACCTCACGACCGGAGAAGATATCTGCCACAAGGCAACACGGCAGCAGGTCGCGGATCTGATCGGCGCACCTGTCGGACGAGTTCCGAGCATGGCGAAAGCCGGGAGACTGCACGATGGCAGATACTTGATCCGTGTCGAGGGCGAGCTTGAGGATCTTGTGGATAAGGAGTTCCGCGAGAGATGGGACGAAGTGAGAAAGTCCGTGATGAACGGGCTCCGGAAAGAACAGAGGAGAAGAAATGCAGTTGGGAACAAATGAAACAAAGTTGCAGAGGTACACACAGTCACAGATTTTTATGTCACGTGTTGCCGCTGCAAAGAAAAAAGTTAAGCGCGGAGATCGGCTGACGGTGTGGACACTCAAAGGAGGATCAAAAGAAGCTTGCAACAACAGAACGGAAGTCCACAGAAAAGCAAAAGTGATTGCAGTTTATCCACATTTTGTTCATGCAAGACTGGTGAACCCGCATCCTGGGCGGACTGGATGCGAAGAGAGCTTCCGTTGGGATGATATTGTGAAGTGGAATAGATTCTTGTGGGAGGTGTGAGAGATGTCAATTACTCAAAAGACAATCTATCAGTGCGACATTTGCGGAAAGGAAACCGAGCTGAGAGGTGAAATCATAAGACAAACAGTCCCGTATGTTGGAGACGGTGATTCGCGTTCAGTGGCAAGTCGTGAAGTTGACATGTGCGAGGACTGCCGGATGAAATTTAGGGAAGTTATTTGGAATTATTTTGTAGAGACCGGAGATTATGGAATAATTGTCAAAAAGAAATTCTAAAGAGGGAGGTGTGGACAATGGAAAAAGAGTTTTCGAGAGAGTTTCAGCAAGGCCTTGCAGACATCTTAGAAATGTGCATGGAAAACAAAACCGATAACTGCATTATCACGCTGGACTATGGTGACGCCGAGCTTACTGTGGAAATCGTGTTTTCCGCAAAAAAGAAGTGATCGGAGGTGGAACATGACGGGGAATGAGCTGGTAACAACAAGTGATAATAGATACTTAAGAAAGATTATCCATGACATGACAAAGGGATGCCTGTTGACTCGCAATGAGTTCCAGGCAATCATAAGAATCCTTGAGCTGGCGGTGGATAGAATGTTGTGGGAGGCAGAGGATGAACAGACTGGTAGAAAAGAGAGATAGCGGAAGCTGGGGATTGAAGGGCGTGGACTGGAAACAGATCGCGCCCGGCGCAAAAATTACCGATGAAGTGTGGCGGAAGCTCTACGGAGCCTTATACAAGCTCAAGGACTACGAGGATACGGGGCTGATGCCGGACGAGATTGACAAGTTGAATGCGGAGACGCAGGAACAGGCCCACGCGATGCTGGAGCGGGTTGCAAAGCTCTCGGATGAGATTGAGAGGATGAAAGGTGAAGAACGGCAGCGGTGGATCCCGGTGATGAAACGTCTGCCGGAACCAGAAACCTATATATTAGTTTCGTTTGATAATTGTAGCCTTCCGGATATTGCGACTTATAGAGTTGATGATGACGGGAGCGGAGCCTTCTACCCGGGAGACGAGGACTACACATATCTTTCCGTGGGACTTTTTGCGAATGCCTGGATGCCGTTGCCAGAACCGTATAAGAAGGGAAACGTAAAATGAAATGCAGGGAGTGCAAATGGTGTTACACTAATGAAACCATGAGGAGTTTGTATTTGTGTGTAAATGGAAACTCTGAAAATTTCGGAGAATATACCGGCTTACTTTCAGAGGATGATTGCGATGAAGGAGAAGAATGGGAGGAACAACATGAAAAATGATCGCTATAGATACCGTGGGAAAACTGCAAGCGGCGGATGGGTAGACGGGCATATCAGTTCCGGCAAAGATGAAATACGGTGGTATATCAGCAACAGTGCCGGAAGACCATTTGCATACGAGGTATATCCTGACACCATCTGCCAGTGCACCGGACTCCGGGACAAGAATGGTAAGCCTATCTTCGAACACGACATTCTCTCCGGACCTCTAGCTCCGGATTATCCTGAGGTCAAAATACGGGTAGTCGTGAGATGGGAAGGCTGCGGATTCGTGACGCGCCGGCCCCCATATTGGCAGGAGTTGACGGATGAGCCGTCACCACTGGATAAGTGGGACTGTGAGCACTTCGAGGTGATCGGGAATGAGCTCGACAACCTGGAAAAGAATTAAGGATGAGGAGGAAGACAAGTAATGTATGAATCTGTATCAAATTAAGATAAGGAGCATTTATGACTTGTGTTGTTTTGTGCGAAATAGATGGGATTTATTATCTTCGGCATATCATTCATAGCATCAATCCAACAGATACTATAGAGAGCGTTAGGGAGAAGTATTATAAGGATTTTGACAAGTTACATGATGAGTTCTTTTTCTGCAAAGATAATGCCGAGATCAAAGAAATCCTAACCATGCATGGAATAAAGAGTTGGTAAAAATCGTTATACAAATTAAAATTTGTCTAAGAAAGAAGGACGTAGATGGGATTGGACGAAAACATGTTGAAATGTATACGGGCTTTAGCAGAAAACCGAATACAGGATGCTAAAAACGCAGCAATCTGCTGTTGTGCTAACGACACTACAAAGAAAAACCGAGACAAGACTGAATATTACAAAAAATTATTGATTAACGGATCCACCAATCTGTTTGAGTTGCCTACAAATCTGAAAGGGCTGATCAATATGCAGGATGTCTCTGGTTTCCGCAAAGATCGATACTATCTCGGCAAACAGCAAAAAAAATTATTTGAGCAGATTGAAAACGGTGTCAGGGTGACAACGAAAATGTCGGAGTATGGCATTCCATACACGAACAGCACTTTGATATATGGGATTCCGGGAACGGGAAAAACAGAATTTGCCCGATATGTTGCTTTTAAACTGGGGTTACCATATGCCTATTTGAATTTTTCCTATCTGATTGAGTCATATTTAGGCAAGACGGCACAGAATCTACATCGTGTGTTTGATTATTGTAAAGGCCAAAGATGTGTACTCATGCTTGACGAAATCGACTGCATTGGGCTTGCAAGAGGAAATGATCATGGCGCCGATGGAGAACTCGGAAGAACTACGATTGCCTTGATGCAGGCGTTGGACGGGCTTGTAGACGGTCAAGTTGTGATAGCAGCAACTAACCGATGCGACCGTTTGGATAAAGCTCTCTTAAGAAGATTTCAACGTAAGGTGGAATTTGTTCCGTTTGGACAGGAAGAGCGGGAAAACATGATCCAGACATTCATGAATAGCGTTGATTCGTCGTTTTTGACAGATGAGATTTTGCAATATGCAGAAGCACCTCATACACAGGCCGAAACGGTCAAATATCTGATTGAAAAAATAACAGAAAAAGTGAGCTAAATTAAGAATTGAGAGGTGAGGAAATAAACAATGAAGAGTTTACAGTTGTATGTATGTGAACATTGTGGCACACAGTATAAAGACAAGAGTGAATGCAAGAAGTGCGAGGGTGGCCATAAGATTGCGCTGGAAATCCATGATATGAGGTTCCATGCTTGCAAAGACAGTGGCAATTATCCGGATAAGGTTGAGCTGAAAATGGCTGATGGCAAGATGATTTGGTATCATCGGTAAACTGAAATTTGGAGGAAATTATGAGTAAGTCGTGGTACAGCAGAATTAACGAATTAGAGCTGAAAGATGGAAGCACAAAGATAGAGCATCATCTGGTTTTCGAAACGGATTCCAAGGAAATAAAGAAAAAGGTGGAAAGCTTTTTTAAAAGCATCATGGACGGAAAAGAAAATTGTGAATGGATTAAATATGATTATAGGACTATTTGCCCTATAAATCATGACGCAAACAATCCATACTGGAGAATTCCTGAGAATACGGATAAATTAAAATATTGTCCTTACTGTGGCAAGGAAATAAAGATTATTGACTAACTGAAATTTGCATAAGGAGATGATACGGATGCACGATCAAGATTATTGCTACGAGTGTAGCGGATATGGGGATGATTATTACATTGACGATGATGGGGAGTTACAATGCCGGTGCGAAACGTGCCCGTTCAGCAGCTGGTACGATGAAGATTAGCACATAGTCGGAAAAAGCCCCGGAGGATATAATCCTCTAGGGCTTTTGAATTATTTGCAATCAAGTGTTTTATTCCAGCGCTCCCAAACACTCTCATTCCGCGGAGATCCATCGATCCAATCCAGAATCTCGCACACTTCCGCCTTTGACTGGTAGCTGAGGCAGTATGTCGTGCCGGTCTGCGTGTTGATTTCTTGGATTTTCTTAGGCTTGGCGGGGAGAACATCATCAAGGAGAGAGAGAACATCAAGATTCCCATAGATACGCAGCCGTGTACGCCGATTTTGATATCCCTTAATAATGTGAGAATCCAGAATACCGTGGATCTCGATATAAGCTCTGGCAAAAGCGGAAAAGTTTTTGATGCCGTCAAGCTCCGGAAAGTGAGACAGATTGAAAAGCTTCACCGCCCACTGTTCGGCACCGTCGCGATTAAGATAATAGCTGGATTGGTAGACGTTTGCTTTCCCGTCCCACTCTGCGACTATGTTTGCATACCAAGGGTCGACATTCCGCACCGTTACATAGCTTTTCCCTTCACCGTTTACAAGACATCCGGTGCTGTAGATGATCCCCTTGCAATACTCTTCCAGCTCCGCCGAGTCGTGCGGCTTCTTACACTTAATAAAATCGCCAGTGATGTCGATCATGATTAAAGGCTTGGAAAGATCGTGATCGGCAGCGTTGTAGTATGCTTTATAAAGCTTTTCGCCATCAGCCAGTGCATACATAAAGAAACCGTTCTCATCCGTGCACTTATCGTTCCCGATGATCGTAACAGACTTGACAGCAGCGCCGTTCGCCGTAACAACATCGTATGTTGGGAACCGATCAAGATTCCCATACATGCTCACCAGCTTCTTTCTCACAAGACTTTCCTCTCGCAACTTGTCAAGAATCAAGGATTCCACCCACAGCGGCGGGTATGCTTTTCCCCGATCCCATGACTTTATAGTGTCGGCTGGGATGCCGTACTTTTCGGACATCTCCGCCTGCGTCATCCCGGCGGCAAGCCGGGCGGTTTTTATTTTATTTTCTGCTGATCTTGTTGATTTCATAAGCAACTCCTGTTATAATAATGGTATCGGATATACTGGATGCTGTATATCCGGATTGCCAGCGATTCCGGCGATCACGGATTGAAACTAATTTAAGATTTACGTTTCAAGTGAAAAGCTCATGCCACACATGCATGGGCTTTTTTCTGCTTAAATGTCGTCATATCTGCCATCCTTTTTCCCTTTGTGGTATGCGGTGTTGATCGTCTTCATGAGAAGCGCCAACTGTTTCGCTGTCAGCTGATCCACAAACTCGTCCGGGATCTGGTCCACGATCGCGCGCATCGTCTGCCCGCCGTTGAAGCCGTGATACAGTTCAACGTACAGCTTTTCTGCTCTGTTCATCTTGATACTCTTTCTTACTTTCCCGTTTTTGTCTTTCATAAGCCAACACATAATTCTTACCTCCTGTGGTTTTCTTTGATCTATCTTATGTCTATATTATAGTGTATATTTCACACTTTGTCAAGAGAAAAAGCGTCAAATATACACTATTTTTTAAAGAAAAATAGGATAACGCGGAATAGATATAAAAATGTGGGGGCGATTTTGCGACAGGAGAGATGATAAAATGATACAAAGGGGGATCATATGCCAAATCTCAGCGCAATCGTAAAGAAATTACAGAGAGCAATCTTATCAACGGGGCTTGTGATCAAGATTGGAAGCAGCCAGTTCTACAGCGCGGACCAAGGCCGCATGATAACCATGTGGAGCCTGAGCACGCCCGTGATGGAATACGGCAAGGGCAAATGGAAGATGAGAGATCTGGAGATACTTAGGACGGCATCACAGGCGGATGTCGTGCTGGCCCTCAAGGAGATATGGGAGCAATCACAAGGATGGGAATAGGAGGAGAAACATGGAGAGAGACATTGTAACGACTGGATACAACGGGGAGATGCTTAAATGCAAAGTGTGCGGGATTAAATTCCGCCCGACAACATGGAGAAGATATACCGCGGTTGGCAATAAAACAACAGGAGTGGCGGCCGCGCTCGGAGGAACAGAAAAACCGATCATATACGATGCTTTTGACTGCCCAAGTTGCGGATGCCAGATCATCGTAAATGAGAGACTGAGAAGAGCAGGCGATAACTAAAATGGGATGGTGAGCGCATGGTGAAACTTACGCCAAGGCGGGAAGCGTTCGCAAAAAATTTCGTAAAAAATGGTGGGAACGCAACCGATGCGGCGAGAAAAGCAGGATATAAGAAGCCAGAGGCAGAGGGATGCAGACTGTTAAAAAATGCTGATGTATCAGCGTATATAGCCGAGAAGCAAGCCGAGTTGGACAAGCAGAACGGCACGGACATCATGTCTCTGGCGGACATCCAGCGGCGGCGCGCTATGATCGCACGTGGAGAGCTCAAGGATTCATTCGGATTCACTCCGGCGTTCTCCGAACAGCTCAAGGCGATGTCAGATCTCGAGAAAACGCTCGCCATCAAAGAGAAGAGAGAAGAAGAGAAGAAAGCAGAAGAATCGGCGCGGCTGGCCCAAGAGTACCACATGGATCTGGACATCATCGCGGACGTTTTCCACCCGATGATTCGTGACGTGCGGCGCGGCTTGCATACCGAATACATTTTGCCCGGCGGACGTGGATCCACGAAGTCCTCCGGGATTTCCTGCATCATTCCGGAGCTGCTGAAAAATCACCCGGATATGCACGCACTTGTGCTGCGAAAAGTCGGTAACACAATCAAGGATTCCGTATATGCGCAGCTCAAGTGGGCGATCTCAAAACTGGGACTCGACGCAGAATTCCGGTTCAAGTCATCCCCGTTTGAGATCACATACAAGCCGACCGGGCAGAAGATCTATTTCAGAGGCGCGGATGATCCGCTCAAGATTAAGTCCATCAAACCGGAGTTTGGCTACATCGGAATCGTGTGGTTTGAGGAGTTGGATCAGTTCGCCGGTCCGGAAGAAGTGCGAAATATTCAGCAGTCCGCAATCCGAGGCGGAAACAAAGCGTACAAGTTTAAGAGCTTCAACCCGCCGCGGAGTAAAAATAATTGGGCGAATGAGTACACAGAAGAAGCAGAGTTCAAGGATGATTCCGCAGTTGTTGTCCACAGCACATACAAGGATGTTCCGGCGGATTGGCTGGGTGACCAGTTCATCAATGACGCGGAACATCTGAAAGAAGTCAATCCAAACGCTTACGAGAACGAATACATGGGTGTATCCAACGGCAACGGCGGCAATGTGTTCGAATTCATTGAGGAACGGACCATAACGGACGAAGAGATCAGCCGCATGGATCGCATTTATCAAGGCGTGGACTGGGGATGGTATCCGGACAAATATGCGTTTGTTCGTCTGCATTACGATGAGGCGCGAGAAACTATCTATTTTCTGGATGAGATGTATGAAAACAAGCGGAGCAACACATGGACAGCGGACGAGATCAAACGGCGTGGATACACGGACTATGTGATCACATGCGACAGCGCGGAAAACAAGTCCGTGAATGACTACAGAGACGCCGGGCTGCCTGCCAGAGGGGCAGAAAAGGGACCTGGAAGCGTGGAATACTCCATGAAGTGGCTGCAAGGAAAAAGGCTTGTGATGGATCCAAACCGCACCCCAAACGCGTGCGAAGAGTTTAAAAAGTATGAGTATGAGCGCGACAAGGATGGGAATATTATCAGTGGGTACCCGGACAAAAACAACCATCTCATAGATGCAACCAGATACGCAACGGAAACCAAGTGGAAGAGAAGAGGAAGCAGCGCATAATGGGACTGTTATCAACACTGAAAAGGTGGATCGATATGATTTTTAAGAAGAAAGCCGAAGATGATTTTAAGGTAAAATCCGTCATGTCTCCCGCGATGGAAGACGTGATAAAGAAGTGCGCGAACATCTATATAGGTCTGCCACCGTGGCTGAGTGAGGAGAATGATATCCGCACAATCAACTTTGCAAAATCGGTATGCTCCGAGACGGCGAGGCTTGCAACACTGGCGATCGGAATCACGATCGAGGGCAGCGCAAGAGCGGAATGGCTACAGAAGCAGATTGACGCTGTGTATTTCCGACTCCGCGATTGGACAGAGTACGCATGTGCATATGGAACTGTTTTCCTCAAGCCGAACGGGGACAGCCTGGATCTGTTCACGCCGAAAGACATCTTGCTCGTGGAGTACGACAACTTGGGCGTGAAGGGGATCATCTTCAAGGATACATATACGGATCAGGATCGATTCTATACGCGCCTTGAATACCATCGCTTTGCGGAGACTACAGAGGGCGAGACGACCACATACCCTTACTATATCAGTAATCGCGCGTATGTGTCACGGGCGGCGGAAGATATCGGGGATCCGATCCCGCTGGCGAAAACGAAATGGGCGGGCATGATCGATGATACACCGCCGATCCTCAAAGCAAATGGCGAGAGGTTAGATGGTCCCATGTTCGGACTCCTGCGGATGCCAGCGGCGAATAATGTGGACATAGAAATCCCGTTGGGGCTGCCTGTGTTCGCCGAAGCGATCGAGGAGCTGAAAGATCTGGACGTCGCATACAGCCGCAACGCTGGCGAGATCTGGGACAGTCAGAAAATCATCCTCGCGGATGATCGCCTGCTGATGCCGGACGGGCAGAAGCTTACGGGGCGCGCATCTGATGCGATGAAAGCGCAGAGGAAGGAGATGGGCCTCCCGAGATACGTCAAGAATGTATTCGGGAATGACGCAAAAGAGTTTTATGCGGAGATCAATCCTCAGCTTAACACGGATGTGCGGCTGTCTGGAATCAACGCGCTTCTCTCCCAAATCGGATACAAGTGCGGATTCAGCAATGGCTACTTTGTGTTCAACGAAAAGACTGGCATGGTGACGGCGACACAGGTAGAGGCTGAGGATCAGCGCACAATCCAGTTCATTAAGGACGTGCGCGACAAACTGGAAAGCGCCTTAGATGGCGCACTATATGCCCTGAACGTGTACGCGGATCTCTACGGAATCACACCGGCAGGAGAGTATGAGACAACATACGATTTCGGAGACATCACATACAACCGTGAAGAGGATCGCGCCCGTTGGTGGCAGTATGTCATTCAGGGCAAGGTCCCGGCGTGGATGTACTTCCAGAAGTTCGAGGGCATGAGCGAAGAGGATGCGAAGGCGATGATCGCAGAGGCGGAACCAAAAGAAAACACGTTGTTTTCGGAAGAGTAGGAGCGTGAAAAATGGCAGTAAAGAGTGTTCAGATTATTGTGGATGGGAAGACAGCTAATCTATCTTATAATTCACAAACCGGAAAATATGAGGCGACAATTACAGCACCAGCCAAATCTAGTTATAATATCAATTCGGGGCATTACTATCCGGTGACGATTAAGGCTACGGATGTGGCTGGGAACGTCACGACAAAGACGGATTCAGATTCGACTTTGGGCGAAAGTTTGCGGCTGAAAGTAAAAGAAAAAGTAGCGCCAACAATCGCAATTTCCAGCCCGACAGCAGGTTCATACATCTCCAACAATAAGCCTACGATTCGTTGGCAGGTCAAGGATGATGATTCGGGTGTCAACCCGAATACCATTGGCATAACAATCGACAACGGTAGCAAGGTCACAGGCGATGCCATTACAAAAAGTGCAGTTACGGGCGGATACGATTGCACATATACACCGCCAACAGCACTGACAGATGGAAGTCATACAATCAGGGTGGATGCATCTGATTATGACGGAAATGCAGCAACTCAGAAAACTGTAACCTTTAAGGTGGATACGGTTCCGCCGACGCTGTCCATCAGCTTACCGGCAGATAAACTGATCACGAATAAGACTACAGTTACCGTTGAAGGTACTACGAACGATGCGACATCCAGTCCGGTTACCGTAACGATTAAGATCAATAGCGGAACGGCTGAATCTGTAACGGTCGGCGCTGATGGAAACTTTAGCAAGGCATTGACTCTGGTTGAGGGAGACAATACCATCACTGTAGTTGCGAGAGATGCCGCAGGGAAAACGACCACTGTAACACGTACAGTAACCTTAGATCTGACTCCTCCGACGATTTCGGCAGTGACGATCACTCCGAACCCGGTAGACGCAGGAAAGACATACATCATATCCGTGACCGTAAAGGATTAAGCCTATGGTTAGAGCTGTGTATGGGACCTGCAATGGATCGGACATCATTTTGAAACGTACCGGGGCCGATACTTGGTCGGTCCCGGTACCGGCAGATGAAAGCAAATACATCATAGAGATTTTTGCCGAAGACGAAGCGGGAAACATATCATATATAGCGAAGTATATATATTACTGGGATGGTTCGTCTTTCCAGGCGATATTCCGGGTGTATGAATGGCAATCGGAAGTTCTCGCAGATTCCTATATAGCATCCTTGGTAAGCGCAGAAAAGGAGGTGGGTACAATGTATCGAAACATTTGCATGGACTTGGGCGAGACGCGACACGTACAGCTCCTTGTGAAAAACATCAAAGAAACAGATTTCACAATCCGTTCAGCCGAATGGAGCTTACAAGACAAATATGTCGCGCAGGTAGAAAGTGAAGGGGAATGCACTATCAAAGGTCACACGCTGGATGCATTGATAACTCCTCAACATGCAGGAATCTATCACCTAAAAATGACATATAAGATCAGCGATGAAACCCTCATAGATATAATTGAGATCAGGGTGAACTAGATGGCACTGGAAATCGAGTCTGTAGAGATTCCGGAAGTCGCAATGACCGGAGAAAAAATCAAGATTGCGATCCGACTGCGGAAATTACAGCCACAAAGTGGGCTGAAACCTCATAAGGGCTTGTATCCGACTGAGAATCCATACGGATTGCACCCGCAGAAAGGATTGCACCCGCAGAAAGGGCTATGCCCTCAGAGGAGCGTCTAAATGTTATCACCAGACTATTTGCAGCACATAGCGGACGGAGCCGAAGAAATTGCCTCGGAACTTCATAGTTACATCATCCGCCGTATCGTAGATCGCATGATGATCCGCATCGGGAGAGGAGAAGAATACCTCTTTACATCGGCGGATCGATGGCAGATAGAGATTATGCAGGACTCTGGCGCATTGCTGGAGGACATTATTCCAGAGATCGCCAAGTACACAAAGCGAGAGCAGAAGGAAATCAGGGCGGCAATGGAAGAAGCAGGAATAAAGGCCGTGGAGCAAGATGATAAAATCTATGAAGCCGCTGGTCTCTCACCTGTTCCGCTTATGGAGTCACCTCAGCTGATCCGGCTGATGCAGCGAAACTATGATGCAACCTTGGGAGAGTGGGACAATTACACCCGCACGACCGCAGACGCGGCGCAGCGGCTTTTTATCAACTCGTGTGATACCGCGTACCACAAAGTCACGAGTGGTGCTGTATCGTACACACAGGCGGTCAGAGAAGCAGTTGACGAGGTAGTGTCCGGAGGCGTATATGTCAACTACACGGACGAGGAGACCGGGCGAGTCCACAAGGACACCATTGAGACAGCCACAGCCAGGGCAGTACGTACAGGTGTGGGGCAGGCAACCGGCGCGATCAGCCTGGAACGCATGAAGGAGATGGAATGGGACATCATTCTTGTGTCGGCACATCTGGGAGCGAGAACCGGAGACGGCGGCGAGAACCCCGGAAATCATATGTGGTGGCAAGGCAAATTCTATTCCAGATCCGGAAAAGACAAGCGATTTCCGCCGTTTTCCGTCACTGGATACGGGAGCGGCGAGGGGCTGTGTGGGTGGAATTGCCGCCACAGCTTCGGGTCCGGAGACGGTGAGAACAACCCATATACGGACATCGAAACAGAAGAGAGTGAGAGAATAGAAAAGCTTGAGCAGCGCCAGCGAATGCTTGAGCGGAGGATCCGGAAGACAAAGCGGATTGTTTCCGGGATGCAGACGGCCGTGGAATCCTGCAAGGATCCGCAGGCAAAAGCAGCGCTGCAAATGGAGCTTGATAGAAAATCATATCTCTTACAGCGACAGAACACGGCATATAACCAGTTTTGTGATGACAACGATCTTCGACCGTTGGCGGATCGCCTTAGAATTGCCAGATGGGGAAGAGAACAGGCGGCGAAGGCACGAGGGGCGGCACGAAGATATCAAAATGCGATGGAGGATAAATGAGTGGGAGAGCTTGAAATCATAAAGGAATTCCTGTCGATATGCAGCGGGATCACGGTCATCGGCGCGGCTTGCAGTGTGATCTATAAGGCATACAAGTCAGCGAAACAGCCGCAGAAGGACATTGAAAGCCGTGTAGGTGCCATTGAGACAGATATCAAAGACATCAAAGAGAAGCTTAATAACGATTACTCCTCTATCAACGCGAACCGGGAAGACACACAGCTTTTGATGAGAAGTATGTTCAATCCCATCGAGAACAAGATTACCGGAAACAACATCGAGGGCTTAAAAAAAACGAGGGACGAACTTATCCAGGCTTTGACGGAAAAATAAGGGGAATTGCCTTGAAAATCTATCAGTTTACGGTGCCGGAGCTGGAACGGTTCCGGCAGCTTGCCAATTTTACGACTGATGAGAGAGCTCTGTTCGAGTACCGGAGCAAGGGGATACCATTAGAAACATGTGCGGAGAAAATGAATATTAGCGTATCAACGGCGAAGCGGATCAGCCGCCGAGTGAACGACAAAATCATTCGGATATGTCCGACACAAGGAGGGATATAGGATGGGTGGACGCGGTGGAAACAGTTCATTTGCAAAAAAAGTGTGTTCGATCCGAACGCGAAAGAAATTGAGATAAAATCAACATACACAGAAGATGCACGGCAAAGATGGCGCGGAACCTATGCGGGCTCTATACTTGAAGCAATGGACAGAGGAAATGGAAACATTGAATTTGTATACGCTACACCAGATGAGCGCGAAAAGTACCACAAAACAAACCGTGTACAGCATCTTACATATTATCTCAAGCACGGAGCAGACAACGGGAAAGTGTTTGGAATTAACTGGGATAATGTAAAAAGCATATCCGGAAGGACGTATGATATCAAGGAAGCAGCAAAAGCGCATGGCTTCAAATGGAATAGGGATAAACAACGATGGGAGAAGAGCTGATACTCTTCTCTTTTTTGTTTGTAAGCATGATACTTTTGCAACCCTTTCATGGACTGTTTTCCAACTGCCTCACATGTCATAATGGAAGCAGAGGAAGGAGGGGAGCGCATGAATGCATATACTCCTTATGGAATGGGCGGATATATGGCAGATCAGGCGGCATTGCAACAGCGTATCCAGCAGATGGAACAGGCGACACAGCCGCGGCAGATAGCGCCGATGCAAAATGTGAATTGGATCCAAGTAGCCGGGATCGAAGGGGCGAGGAATCAGATTGTGCAGCCGGGACAGACGGCATGGATGATGGACAACAACAGCCCTATGTTCTACGTCAAGTCCGTGGACGGAATGGGGAGTGCAACGCTTAAAGCGTTCACGTTCAAGGAAATCCCCGTCTCATCCTTAACAGCCCCACAAATGGCTCCTGCGGCTTCAAATGGGGATTATGTGACGCGAGAGGAATTCAATGCTCTGCTTGTGAAACTCGGGGAGAGACAGGAAGAGAAGAAGGAGGGGACTGAATGAATCCATTATTAAGCATGATGGGCGGATCCGGAAACAACCCAATGGCGGCGATGATGCAGGCCATGAGTGTCGTGAACCAGATCCGGCAGACAGGGAACCCACAGGCAGCGATCAATGCAATGGCACAGCAGAATCCGAATATCAAAAAGGCAATGGATATGTGCAAAGGGAAGAACCCGGAACAGGTATTCAAGCAGATGTGCCAGCAGAACGGCATGGATCCCGGACAGTTTACAGGGATGATGAAATAGCTATCATAGCCGGTGCGCAACGGCTTTTTGATAAATCTTAAGCAAGGAGAAAACCACATGAATGAGGGAATGTTATCCGCTGCGGATGTGGCGGCAGTAACCAGAAACGACACATGCAACGATATGTGGGGCGGTGGCGGCTGGTGGATATGGATCATTCTGATTGCGTTCCTCTTCCCCATGATGGGCGGATGGAACCGCGGCGGTGTTGAAAACGGCGTGCAGGACAATTTCATTTCGGATGAGTTTGTGAAGCGCGACATCTTCAACACAAATCAGAACGTATCCAACACAGCATGTCAGACCCAGAGAGATGTACTTGAGAGCAGATATACAACGCAGCTCGGAATGCAGCAGTTAGGTGCTCAGTCTCAGCAGTGTTGCTGCGAAACACAGAAAGAGATCTTACAGAACCGGTATGATGCGGCACTGATGGCGCAGAACATGCAGGCACAGCTTGCGCAGTGTTGCTGTGACATCAAGGAAACTGTCCTTGCAGACGGACAGGCAACACGCCAGCTCATGCAGGAGAACACCATCCAGGGACTTCGCGACAAGATTGCGGACCGTGACAGAGACCTCCAGACAGCGTATTGGCAGATCTCCCAGGTCAGCCAGACCAAGGACATCGTTAATGCGGTAAGACCGACACCGACACCGGCTTATATTACATGCTCCCCGTATTTTGCATATAATATGTCCGGATTTGGCGGATGCTGCGGAAACGGCGGGAATGTACTGTGAGAAATCCGAATGAACTGACCACTCTGGACATGCTAAATTTGTTCGGCGTATTCTTGCAGGTGATGAATTACGAAAGTGATTTGTCGCAGGCAAGCAACGCCGACATTGCGAAGCATCTTCAAGAGCAGGATCGGAAGTATCTGGATAAGATTATCTCAAACCAAAACAGAATTATAAGCATGTTGGAAGAATCCATAGCTACAAAGTAGTCTTGCGCATCGATAAGGAGTCGGATTCGGCTCCTTATTTTTTGAAAGGAGAAATACTATGCTTAATGTTATAGCAAAGACAGAACAGACAGTGACAGCAAACCAGAACGTTATCTTTAACGACACCCGTGTGAAATCCAGAAGATGCGGATGCTCCAGCGGGTGGCTGAACCATGTCAAGGGGAGCGGGCTTTTCACGATCACGAACCGCACAAACCTCCCGATGGCGGTAGAGGTGGAGTTCAACTGCAATGTGACCGCGGCGGCAGCAGGAGCAACGGCCCTTGTGATCGAGCTCAATGGCGAGGCGATCGGCGGAACAGAAATGGATTACACAGTTGTAACGGCGAACACATACCAGAATGTCGGAGCGTCCACACTGATACCGGTCCCGGCTGGCTCATCCCTCACGGTATCGATTGGGAACATTTCCGCGGGCGCGGTACTCGTGAAGGACGCGAACGTCATCATCAAGAAACTGGCATAGGAGGTGATCACGATGATTGCCTTCCGAAGCAAGATGGATGTAAAAAGCGTGGAAGATGTTTTCTCTGAGATCAATGCGCGGCAGATCGCAGCAATCATGATCCATGATCAGATGGCGGATTATTTCGATTTTCTCGGATTGAGCGGTTATAAGCGGTTCCACTTGTATCAGTATTTTGCTGAGAGTGAGGAACGCCGCAAAACTGCACATTACTATATCAATCACCACGGGAAACTGATCCGCGACACCTTCGAGGGGAACGTGCAGATGATCCCGGAAGCGTGGCAGTCTGCAAACCGCATGAGTGTAGGAAAGTCCACCAAACAGAAAGCGGTGGAAGATGGATTCTCTGCACACCTCGCATGGGAGCAGTCCACAAAGGACGTGTATCAGAAATATGCGACAGCTCTCAGAAGCATGGGAAATGTTGCAGATGCTATATTTGTGGATAACCTCGTGTGTGATGTGGATAACGAACTTGAGCGGCTAGAACGGATCATAACAGACCTTATTACCGCCGGATATGATCCGATATACATCATGGAGAGTCAGAAGCCACTCCACGATAAATACAAAAAGAAAATGAAGGGAGGGATGAAGCATGAAAGAGCTGATAAATAAGCTTAAGGATCAGCTGAATCTGGAAGCAAAGGAAGCTGTGAACAACCTGACGGCATCGCGACTGGATGTGATCTATAAGCTCACGGCGGCAATCTGCTATCTGGAAAAGATGGACGGAAAAGAGTGGGAAGAAAGCCGTGTTGCTGACGTGGCGGAGGATGTGATTAAGAAATACTCCAATGGGAGATATGATCACAACATCGATTCCCTGTATGATCGCTACATTGCTGCGAAACAGGCGTACAAACAGAACGGCGATCAGGCACACCGTGACAAGCTCATGGAGTGCGTTGGGCGGCTGATGGTGGAGGTGTACGACATGCTCTCTTCGATGGTCATGGACAGCGATTTTACGGATGAGCGGCAGGAGATACAGAGATACATCCGCAAGCTTGGAAATTAGCCTAAAATGTGGGGGTAAAACGAATTTTGGGATATGGTAAAATAAAAACGCGGGGATATTATGGCCCCCCACTCCCATACGGGACCATGTTTTTTGTTGCCATGTCTCCTTTATTCGTACGGCACGCACGCCCTTAAGAGAAACCCGGCATGATCGGGGAGGCTGAAAAGCGGATGCAATTTCCGGCGTGCGACTGCCCCACCCACCCCCGGGGCATAGTGCAGAGCATAGCACGAGAAAGTTACTTGCTAACCGGCATCGCCGGTTACGGAGAGTTGCGCAGAACATTGCCGGTTCGCTGCCGGCACTCTCCACTTCCGCCCAGCAACGGGGCGGGGACTCCTTTTCTTATCAATATACTAATCCCTGTCATCCTCTCGGCAGGGACGCAAGGACCATTCGCCCAATCGGTGAGGGCATCCGGCTCATAACCGGACGGTTCGGGGTTCGATTCCCTGATGGTCCATTACCCTGCCGGTGGTTCATCCGGCTTAATCCATTACCGCTGACGAGCGGTTTAAAAATGGCGTTTAGGAGGATAATTATATGCAGAATTACGAACAGATCTTACAGGAGCTTGGGATTGAGGTCCCGGAGGATAAGAAGAACGATCTGAAGACGAAGATGAGTGAAAACTATCGGGCAAAATCAGATTATGACAATGTGGTGCGCAAGAGGGATGAATATAAAACATCCCTTGACGATGTGCGGGCAAAGCTTGACGGATTCAAAGATGTTGATGTCGATGATCTGAAAGGACAGATTGCAACACTGACAACGCAGCTTAACGATGAGAAAAAAGCGCGTGCGGATGACGCGCGGAAAATCGAAGTCGAAAAGACTGTGAATGATTTCTTATCTTCCACGGATGATAAGGGAAACAGGATGTATGAGTTTTTGAACGACATCACAGAAGACCATTATCGCAACGCTCTCATGGAAGAGCTGGGAAAAGATTCCGCACGGGGAAAGTCTATCGGCGACATCTTCAAAACGATGACCACCGGAGAGGACGGAACCCAGAAGACCGGGATTTTCGTTGACAGGCAGCAGGAACGCGCAAAACAGAACGCGGCGCGCTTCACCAAACCGGCAAGCAACCCGAACAACGCACCGAAATACACGATGTCCGAGCTGATGAAGATGAAGAACGAGAATCCGGATCTTGACATCAAACAGTATATGTAAACGAACGACCGGCGGCACATTTTGAGTGCTGCCGCTAACCTACACACCTTTTAACAGTTATGGGTAGAAAGGATTTTTTATGGCATTATTCGACCTTAAAAATTTTAATGGCGAAGTATTTGGCGCATATGTGGACACGGTCCCGAACCTCAACAGAAATGCACTGTTAAAGTCCGGCGCGATCGTGGAGAAATCCCAGTATGCGGCTATGCTGCCGGAACAGACAGGCGGCAACTATATCACGGTGCCGATCAAGGCGAGAATCGGTGGAAGAGCAGACAACTATGATGGATCAACGGATATCACGGCAGATTCCAGAGAGACATACACCCACGGAAGGGTTGTTGTGGGACGTGCTCACAGCTGGGAAGAGAAAGACTTCTCCGCTGATATCACGGGAGAGGATTTTCTCCCGGCCGCGCAGGAAGTCGCTGAGTATTGGGACGATGTGGATCAGGTTACACTTCTCTCAACACTGAAGGGCGTTTTTTCTATGACTGGCGCTGAGAATCTTAAGTTTGTGAATGGTCACACCTATGACGTGTCGCTCAACCCGACAAACAGCGGTTTCGCTGAAACCACGCTCAACAACGCAATTCAGAAGGCTCTCGGAGACAATAAGTCAAAATTTAGCCTTGCGATCATGCATTCCAAAATTGCAACCGATCTCGAGAACCTCAAACTCCTTGCATACATGAAGTATACAGATGGAGATGGAATCGAGAGAGATCTCACCCTCGCAACCTTAAACGGAAGAACCGTCCTTGTTGACGACAACATGCCGACAGCAGAAGTGACGGCGAAATACGTCAAGGCATCCCAGACGGACCCGGGAGCACTCAAGGTTACAACCGCAGGCACCGGAACAGGTGAGGTTGCGAAAACAAGCGTAACCACAGACATCCCGGATGCGAACGAAGGCGATTATGTCAAGCTCCTTCCGGCTGGAACTGTATACACCACATACGTTCTCGGCACTGGTGCGATCGAGTATACGGACTGCGGTGTGCAGGTACCGTATGAAATGGATAGAGATGCGAAAACAAGCGGAGGCAAGAATATCTTATACTCTCGTCAGAGAAAGATTTTCGCACCGTACGGAATCAGCTTTAAGCAGCCGTCTTTTGTCTCCCCGGAAAACGATCAGCTTGAGGATGGATCCAACTGGTCGATTGCAAACAATAACTCGACTTCCACAAAGAAGTATTTCCCGATCAAAGCGATCCCGATCGCGCAGATCAAGACCAGAGGCTAAGGAGGATTCCGGCATGGCATACGCAGATTATGAATTTTACTCAAAATCATTTTTCGGCAATGTCGTGCCGGAATCTGATTTTATGCGGCTTGCAGAAAGAGCGAGTGATTTTATCGACACGCTGACATTTGATCGGCTGACTGGCGGACTACCTACACCGGAGAAATACCAGAAACGGGTCAAGAAAGCCGTATGCGCTATGGCGGAGATCTACTATCAGTTGGATCTTGCACAGAAACAGGCACTTGCCGCCGCTTCTGGAGCGTCTGCGACTACTGACGTGAATGGAACAACGACTGGGATCATCACCTCGAGATCATCCGGCAGTGAGTCCATATCCTATGCAACAGTACAGCAGACCGGTGCGGCGGCGAAAGAGTGGTCGGCTGTATATTCTGCGGCAGGAGACGCAAAAGCCGCAAACAAGCTCCTCTGTGATGCGGCAATGCCGTATTTGACAGGAGTTGTAACTGATGATGGAACCCCGCTATTGTATGCGGGATTATAAAGGAGAATACTATGTTAAACGTAAAAGATCTTTTGGAATACACGAATAAAATTAATGCGGCGATTGATGACGCAATGGCAAATAACGGGACACAGGATTCACCGGCCGTGGATGAGCTGATCTCCTACTATACAGGCCCGGGAACAGGACTTTACTGGAACACTGGTGAAAGAAAGCTCTGCATCGCAAAAGGATGGTGCGAGGATGAAGAAGGAAACATCGTTGATCCGACTACATGCACCGGACCGGCAACGGGGCTTGAGTATCGTGATGGAAAAGTGAGAAAAGTCAAGAAGTAAGAGGAGAACAGAATGGAAACATTACTTTCAAACATGACAGTGCTTATTGCAGTGATCGGCGCTCTCGCGTTCTGCGTGTCTGTCATCACTCAGGTATTTAAGGGTGTCGGGTTCCTTGCGAAGCTCCCGACCGATGCACTTGTGTTCGTTCTCTCCATCGGAATTACCGTGGCGGCTTTTGTGGCATACATGCAGTACATCCACACAGAAATTTTGTGGTACATGATCCTCGCGGCGATTATGGCAGGGTTCATCGTGGCGTTTGTGGCTATGTATGGCTGGGAAAAGCTCACGGAATTGTGGAAGAGAATGAGCAAGACAGACATCAGCAAGGAATAACTTATGTCTGATAAATCAAATAGTATTGCATACGAAAACTTAAACCGCCGCCTTTTTGATGGCGTTGGAGAATATGGAATACCACAGATATACCCGGAAACATTCGAAGGGGAATGTGAGTTCATTGGCTTCAACTATGCAAGAGGGAAAGTCACGCATGAGGATCAGAAGGGCGTGCATTTCTTTTTAGATGACTACCAGTTCGATTCCTTGTGGAGAAATGTGGACCGGTACACCGACAAGCTGAGCCGATTCCGGTATGTTCTCACGCCAGATTTCAGTACCTACACCGATTTCCCTAAGGCTATTCAGATTTACAACCATTACCGCAAACACTGGATCGGTGCTTATTTACAGGAACACGGTTGCCGCGTGATCCCCACGATCTCGTGGAGTACACCAGATTCCTATGAGTGGTGTTTTGATGGTGAGCCAGAGGGCGGAACCGTGGCGATATCTTCCGTTGGTTGCATGAACAGTATAGGCAAAAAACACCTATTCTTATCCGGTTACAATGCGATGATGGAACGTCTGCACCCGGAAAGCATTATCTTTTACGGCAGTGTGCCGGAGGAATGCAGTGGGAACATTGTGAGAATTAAAGCGTTTCATGACAAATTCAAGGAGGCGAAGTGTAATGGGGAGAAATCTTCCTTGGAAAAGTCAATGCTGGTCAGTGTGGGGGAGACCATCTC